TCACAGACCACATCTTACGATGCGACCTACCTCAGGGTCACTCTGAGGGTACGTATTGGGTTGATTAATCCCGTCAATACGCTGACTGGTCTCTCCTTGTCAAATCACTTATCAATAGTGATTAAATAGAGAGACTTAGCTTGATGGAGGGGCTGCTTCATAATAGAAAATTGGGGGTCCCAGGTAGAAATACAGACCGAAGTCTTCTCCTGTACTCACAAAATTCTCTATTCTATGAACGCCGTTACCATCACCACCAGAAACTATGGTTGTAAACCAAGTTTGTGATGGTGCTGATGAAGCTGCATTGGTTTTCTCCTTTGCAAATTCAAATTTGTTGTTATTGTAGTAGGGGATTTCAACCGACATAGTCGGATTGACAGCCAAAGACTGGACTTGGGCTCCGTCGAGTCCTCCCCTACCAAGGTACTTGTTGATTGCTAATGCTTGTCCACCGGGATTACTCGCGTTACCCAGTGGTGATTGCGTCACAACAACAGTTCGACCAACCGCATTCTCCAATCTGGAGACATACATCGAACTGCCGACTCTATCAAGTGTAGAGGCTTCAAGAAAGTACCTTATCCCTCCGCGTCTAGCAGCATACGCGCAAGAAATGTATTGCAAAAGTGTCATCTGTCCATAAACATATGCACCTTCCGCCAATCCTATCACACGACCAACAACTGCTGCGCCCGTACGATATCCCGGGTATAGTGGAAATGCTGGTTGACTAAACGTCAGCACTCTATCTACACCAGGTAAATCGGGAATTACGTGTGAAAAATTGTATCTACGCAACAACTGTCTGAAACTCGGTATCGACTCTCCGAAGTACACTAATGTACTTCCATCTGTGATGTCCGAATTCATTGCTAGTGCTCGAGTTGTGCTTGTAGATTCCGATGCATTGGCTTCTTCAGAATGTGGGTTTAGTGCATCCCCCAATCTGAGTCTACCAACTATAGCGGATGTCGGAGCTGCAACCTCAAAGTTGTCGTGAACCGACATGAAAACGTTCACCTCAATATCATTATCGACTGTATCATCGGGTACAGCCAACTGATTGACAACATACACAGAAAGAATACCATTTCCCAATGTACCATCACGGAGCAAAGGTACAGTTGGGTTAAACATGGTTCCTTCCGCGTCTCCAGGTACATGATGTTGTCGCCAAGCAAGCGATTCTCCCCAGCCAACATCAATTGTGACATCTTTCTCATTCGAGATATCAACAATTGTTGTGTAAGCTGTGTTATATTCTGCTGTGACTTGGGTTCCTTGAGGGTCGTAAACAATCTTCAACCTGCCTTTGTGAAACTTGCTGCACACAATTTGAAACCGATATCGCATAGTTCCCCTCCAATATTCGAAGGGTTGAACTGCAAAAGACGGTGCGGTAAGATGAATCTCTTCGCCAAATCTTGCGTGTACACCAGGATCAACGCGCACGTTGAAGAGCAACGATTCTGAGGTGTTTATTTTTCTCCAATCAAAAGACGTGAGATATGACTCTTTCTGTGCAATGTACAGAACAGTCATCTCATCAACAGGTTCCAGTCCTAAAACTCGAGGATCAATGGTTAACTCTTGTTTTGCATCCACAGTAAGTTTTGATACTTCTGAGTCTACATTAGTGTATGCCAATGTTCCTTTAGTTTCAGGTCTGAATTTTGACGTCTCCAATTGGGGAGGTGAGCTATAACCAAAAAGAGTTGCAATTTGACCAACAGTGGTTGCACCCATGCGTGTTGCAGTTGCATAAGGTCCAATGTATGGTATTTTCTCCGCATAGCCTGCCATTCTAGCAATCGCACCAGCAATACGAGATACAGGTTTAATCTGATACTCATCTGCTTGTGGAACCAACCCAGATGGATTGGTTTGCGTTGGAATGGCAAGTTTTACGTCTTCTGCCCAAGCGAAAACAGCTATATTAATGGTAGAAGTACCACCATTTGCTGTTTTAAGCGGGTTAAGTTGCAACATGTCAATTTCTCCCATCCCTTCAATGTCTACTCCCGAAGGAATCAACAATGCTGGTTTGTAATGAAAGAAAGGTAAACACATTTCTGCCCCTTGACCCTCCATAGGGTCCAAGAAAACATGCGGTCTCTGCGTTGCAGCCACAGCATCTACAGTCAACAAAGTTCTTGTGACAGTGATGTCGTCAAGTGTGTGCAAAGGATTATATGAAACCAACATTCTACCATAATGAAATGGTGTCCCGTTGATCACAAACTTCACACATAACTTACTACGCAACAAATTAAAATTCGCAATTCTATTAGCTACTCTTTTGTTTCTGTAAAACAGCGTCCAAGGGTTAAATCGTGCCCCCAAGGTTACTGAAGTTGACCATTCATATTCGGCAATCTTTATCGGACGCCTGAAAAAATCTGCATGATCGACATCTGTTTCCAGAATCTGCTCAAAAGAATCCATCACTGTTCCTCCCACATGTTCATGGTTGTCTACAGTAGTAGATTCAAAATCAACATTTTCTACTTCTTCTGATTGTGGTCTGAAAGCTCCATCCATCGCACGTACTCCTATAAGAAGAACCATTAAAGTAGAAAGAATATTGATCGTCCTATCCAGGACTGACGGTTTTGAGTTGTCCGCTACAACACTTTTGTTTTCATTCAAAA